CCGCGTCCATCAACTCCGCTGCCTGCGAACGATATCTCCCGGCTACATCAAGCGGGTCCTCCGCTCCGGCTATTCTTCTTATTAATCTGGTCGTTGCTCCCAGGGGTGAATATTTTTCCAGCTTCGCCGATATCTCTATGATTCTGGCGAGCCCTTCCAGCGTCCCTGCATAGAAGGCCTTAAATTTGGCTGATGAGCCCTGCAGCACACCGCCGAAGTGTATCGCCGCAAGGCTCATGTCCTCGAATACATTAACGACATTCGACCCCACTCCCTCGCCGCTTGTAGCCAACTCGGTGAACTTGTCCGCAAGCGTCTCTATATAAGGCGCCAGCTCGATAGTCACCTGCCTGAAAAGCCCGGTAAGGACCGCTCTGCTCCTGGCCAGCGCATCATTGGCCGCCTCCACCTGGGCGGCGTCCAGCCGGGAAAAGGCAAGGCCTAATTTCTCGGCCTCCTGGCGCATTTCCTTTATGCCCGCCGACCCCTTATCGAACAAATTGAGGAGCTGCTGGCCCGACCTGCCGAACAGGTAATTGGCCACGGCCGCCTTCTGTGACTGTGTTTCAAGTTTGCCGATCTGATCGGCTATGCGCCCCAGGGCATCGTCCATATTAAGGCCCACCAGATCATCGGCGGTCAGTCCCAGCTCCGCAAGGGCCCGCTTGGCCTCGCCTGTGCCCAGTTTCACCTCTCCCAATCTTCGAGAAAGTATCTCCAGAGATTTATTGAGCGTCGCCTGTTCGACGCCTGAAATCTTCGCCCCGTGCTGAAGGCCGATCAGCGCCTCGGTAGTTATACCCAGCCGGTCGGAAAGTTTGGCCGTAGTATCGATGGCCGCCACCTGCTGCTTTATTACGTACCCGATCCCGCCGATTCCCGCCGCCGCCAAAAGACCGACGGCCATCCTCCGGGCGTTTCTGTAGATGTTGTCCATCCCGCGACCGAAGGACAGCATCTCCCCTTTGGCCCGTTCTCGCCAAAGCAGGTCCAGCACAATTCTCCGAGTAGTATCAGCCATCTGCCTTATAGGCAGGTAAATACCTGCGAATCCTTTCTTCAAAATCGTATAATCTTAAAAAAGCATCGCCGAAGGAGATCCGCTACTAAAGCCCCCGCTGCGCCTGAGCGGAGTTTAGTCCAGTCCCATCGCGATAACATCGACGTTCATACTCGATGAGCCGGTGCCATTATGCTCGATGTACAGGTTCTTATTGGTCGTAATGACCACTCCCGCCGCCGACGGATCGCCCCAGCATTTCCACCCGCCCGGCTTGATTATTTCTTGATCCGATGTATCGGAAAATATATCCAGATCGTTCGAGACCCCGCCGCCGACCAGCAGCGTAGCGTCCGCCGAGTTGTTCTTGATATACAGAAACTTAATCGCCGTCATCGTCAGTTCCTGCTTGAATATGTCCAGCAGCGAGCCGGCATATAAGTCCAGCGTATCATTGCCCGCGGCGGCCAGGGTTATCGTATCGGCGTAAATAACGTTCACGGCGCCCGCCCCCGTTCCGTAGGTCCATTTCGGGGCCGCTATCTTCAGAGGCCCTTTCAGCTCCGACAGGTCGGTGGCCAGGAACATGGCCAGGTCGATCATGGGGCCCGCATTACCGCTTATTCTCGTAGTTCCTTCACTCATAATTAAATCTCCTTAATAGTTTTAAAATCGCATAATTTTATGTGGCTATAAGCCACCTGCCTATAAGGCGGTTATCTGAAAAATGTTTTTATTGCCTCGGGCGTTACCCGCCCTTTTTTCGTCGGTGCCTTTGGCACCTTCGATGTCCCGTTAAGCGATTCGCATATCTTCTCGATCCGTTTTTGTGCGTCCGCCGAGTAGCTCATTCTCTGCCCGGCTATAAGGCCGGTCAATTCGGCCTTAAGGGCATCGGCCTGGAAACCGCTCGGCCATATAAGGCCCGCTAAGTATTGCTCTCTGAGATCTCTGGCGGGGTGTCTTCTGACGAGCTCCCTGACGGTGCATCGCTGCTCTCGAGCAAATCGGACAAGCCAGCGGCGCCAAGGATCTTCCTCAAGTTTTTTAGTATGGCCATATCCGCCTCTGCGCCGTAGCCGCTCAATCGAAGAATTATTCTGACCAGTGGTTCTATCATCCTGGCCGGCCTGCCGCCGATTATGGCTATCTCCTTTTCGCCGAAGACTGGGTTGCCGTCTTCATCGTGCAGTGAATGCTGCAGCAGCCTGGCGGCATTGAGCCGCCGCATGTTATCATCTTCCGATTTGTTCTGCTCACGCCAGGTCTCCAGCTCGTAGCTGGTCAGCTCATACACCATGACTCCGATTTCCGGGGCCCAGGGCAGGGGATGCTTTTCCTTTTTGAGCGATTCTTTCATGAACGCGTCTTTAATCTGTTTTGCCGTCGTTGTGTTCTTCGACATCGATACTCCTTTCTTACGATTCGTATTCATATTCACCTGCCTATGAGGCAGTAACATGTCAATTTAGTTTAACCGGCCGGCTGTTATACCGGCGTATAGTCCTGTTTCTTTGCCCGCTTGAACGTCACGCTGAACCGCGGCACGGCGTCCGCCTCACTGAACCCGGGAAACGCCAGGTTCGAAATTATCGCATCGCCGCTGAAGCTGGCCGTATTCGGGAAAGTGACCAGCAGCGTCGCCTTCGTCCGGGCCTCGGCGTCCTGCTTCAGCAGGTCGTAGTTGCCGTCACTGGCCGGGTCGAACACGAACGTGAACGTGCATTCGCCGGAATTGAGCGCCCCGCCGATAACGTCGGCGTAATAATCTGTGCTGTCCGTCGTCAGGATCTCGTGAATATTGACCAATACCCCGCCTCCGTCGAAGATCTCGCACTCGCTGATGGCATTGCCGTTAAAGCTCACAACCGTCCCGATTGCCGAAAATCCTTGTGTCGTCATCTTTTTATCTCCTTAATAAATTTATTTTGTTCGTTCCTTTTTCGATTTTCACTATGTATAGCCGTCGAACACATCTGTCGGATAAAGCACGCCCGCCGTAACGAAGGCGACAGCGCCGCCGGTCATAACATCGAACGTTCCCTCCGAACATTCGATGTTATAGGCCAGGCCTCCGCAGGCCCGGCCCCCTGAATTGCCCGCCATAAGCAGCCTGCGTATCGTCTCGATCATCCGGGATATGACCGTATCGGCCGCCGTATCGGCCGGAAGCTGTCGTATAATGCCGTAAAGACCCCACGTCCCTAATTCCGTCCTCGACTTGCTCGTCTTGCTCTGAGTCTTAATGTCCGCGGCCTCTATAATAACGTCACTGTGTTTGAAGTCATCGATGTTCCAATCCAGTATCTTCGGCCTTACCGCCCGCAGCGTAATCGAGCCGGCGGGGTCCGATTCGCCGTCTATCGCCGCCGCCATCCATTGAGCAATCTGTTCGTGAATCGTTTCAGCCATAATTAATTATGGTCCCAACTTAAAATTCAACCCGCCCATCTTCTAAGCTCGACTCCCATCTGGTCGTTTACCAGCTTATTGAAATCGATGCTTACCTGTTTAGGTATCTTTTGGCTCATGCCCGGTGTGTGGACTATTATCTGCCAGATCGAAGGGCCCAGCGGCTCGCTTAGGGGCAGCCTCGAAAGGCCGACCCGTCTGTAAATCCCGCGGTGCGATTTCTTCCTCACCTGCGCCGGCGTCAGCCCCTCGGCCTCCCATTCCGCCCGGCGCTGTGCGCTGGTCGTATGCAGATCGCCGCCGCCCCCGCCTTTCTTGCCGACCATTTTCGCAATGAAGCCGCTCTCGATCATTTTCTGCAATCGTCCGATCCGGTACCTGACCCCCAGCCCGCCGAGCCTTGAGGCAACGCCCCTTCGTATCTTCCGCCTTGTTGTTTTATTGAGCTTTATCTGCTTGGCCTCGAACATGCCCAGGGGCGCCCTGACCGGGTCCGCCAGCAGGGAGGCGCCGTACTTGGATTTCTTCTTGGTCATCGCCCTTCCGGCGACGGTGGGCTTGAGCGTGGTGGCCCGGCTTATCGCCCTTTTATATTTCGTAAACGCCTGGTCGATGGCCCTGCCGGTTGCCCTTTTAATAACGCGATTGTATCCACCCGGTATCGCCCGCAGGGCGTTCTGTGCCTGCTTCAAAGATACCTCATCGATTTTCATATGAACCGCCAGCATATTTTTTCTTTCTTAGCCCCCGCGGCGTTTGAGCGGGGTACTTAATGTACTTCATACGTTACGAACGCCGCGCTCTGCTTTATTATCCTCGCCAGGCGGAACGATCTGTTGTCGGCGCCCTTGCGCGGCGGGGCGTCTATGATCTGGCCCTGCTCGAACTCTTCGGCCGATATCCCTATCGCCGAATCGTTCGCCGCCTTGATATTGACTACCGGGCTGCGGTGCCGCGATCCGGCCACCACCTGGCCGTCATCCTCTTCGTGCCGGACGATAACGGTAATCGACCTGTTCAGGACGCCCGGTCGGTACGTTGCCGAGACCCCGAACTCTTCGAGAAAAATGCCTCTATTCGCAATCGCTGCCGTATCGAAATCGTTATCACCCGTTATAGTCTCCGTGCCCGGGTGCGGGATGGATATCAGCTTGCCCCTGGTTGCCAGCGCCCCTATATTGTTGCCGTAAAAGGTCACTTCTTAATTCTCAATTCTCAATTTTAAATTAACACAGTTATCTGCCAGTATGGCGACGTCTCGGACGGTATGGCCTCGGCTATGACCGTCGTGCCATCGTCCGGGTCCAGTATCTCGTAAGTTCCAGAGACACCTGCTTTGTCCTGGAACTTACCGCCGGCCAGGGCTATCTGGACCTTCAGCCACTTGGCGAGCGTCCACGTGCC